CCATTATTTGGGAAGCGATACCGTTTTCGTTCGTCGTTGACTGGTTCGTCAACGTGAGCGATATGCTGCGCGGAATTGAGGATTATTTCGATGATCCTCTTCCCATAGTCGTGCATGACTTCTCGCATAGCGTGAAGTATGCCTACCGAACCAGTTTAGACTGGTCCCTTGGCACTCGTCTGGTTTATCCAGGCCTTGCCGTAAGGACTACGTCTTACTACGAGCGTCGGAGAGAAGTTCCTTCTCTTTGGGATGCTCTATCGGTCCGTACACCAAACCTTAATCAAGACGGCCTAGGCCTTAGCTTGATTTTGATGAGGATGGACGGAGTAACTCGGGACAGGCGCAAGCCTGGCCCGAAAACCACGAAGCCGCTTAATTTTAATAAAGCGTACTTCCGAGATATAATTAGATGACACTATGTCAATCCAACAGTATCAAGCCATCCTAGCCGTTTTGAAACGCGATGAGGCCGCCTATAAGGCGAGCATCGTCGAGTTGCAAGAGCGCCTCAGTTATGAGGCGCTTTTGTCCAAGATGGACAAGGATGAGTGTGGGCGCCAGCTAGCTGAACTCGCAGTGAGTATCACTAGACTACGGCAAGCCCGCACGAAGCTATCACTCTGGTTCTGGGGTTCCCGTATTGGGAGCCCTGAACTCAGTGATCTGCCTGCTGACGCAAGTCAGTTATAGCAGGTCTACGCGTAAAGGTGCCATTGGCATCGTTATGCGGACGTGATAGTTATAAGTACGCCATACTTAGTTGGCGGCTGCGTGTATTGTGTTAAACCATTGAAGAGTCTAACAGCATGTTTGCAACAGACATCACCACAGCAGGTACGAGTACGTCTAAAACGTACTCTCTGCAATCCATCGAAAACCGTAAGGCTATTCGATCGGATTCCACAGCACCATTGGGCGAGCCCAGGTTGTTGACTATTAGTCATCAGCCCGTTACGCGCTCTTTTGGTTCTGCGGATCGCCACCTGATTCGCTTCGACGAAACTATCTCCGGGGTTTCCCCAGCGGTAGACGTCGTTGTGTCGGTGCAACTCGTAATTGAGGTGCCCCGCGAAACCGCGACAGCTGCGCAGGTTACTGACGTCAAAGATCGTCTCGTGTCATTTTTGAACACGGCGACGTATTTGACTAAGATCCTGAACAGCGAGCCATAATTATATGGCTCCGAAGAGGCTAAACGCTAATAAGCGCAAGCCTCGGTCACGGACGGTCCTTAGGACCATCGGTCAAGTAGCGGTGGCATGTGTGATACAGCTAATAAGAGCTATCCTTAGGCGTAAGCCTTAGGATTACTGTATTAGCCACGCATGCTACCAGGCCACGATACTGTTGTTGAATTTGCTGTTAGCTACGAGGATTAACCTTATGGTATCCATAATAGCGCAGCGGAGAGATCTGTATCTCTCCCTCTTCAACGACCTGTATTGTGATGTAGCTGAGAAGCTACGTGTTCCAATCAGGGAGTCACAGCGCGACTTAATTCAAATTAAGAATCGCACTGAGTGTGAGGGGCTTTCGTTTTTGACGAAGGCCCTTCCGCAATTGGGTAAGGCACTTGACAAGTGCCTTTCCCATAATGAACCGTTTGCATGCCCTTCTACGTTTATGACGGAGAAGGGCCGAACAACACCGAAATTATTTCGGTACTTGTTCCAAGCGGTTATCACTCCCGAGGGTTATGTAAACCCTCAGTTGGATACGGGGTTTCTCACCGAGTTACGGCAGCTTATGTATTTTGTATATAAGCTAGAGATTCCTTGTTCAGATGAACTTAAAGAGAAAGTTCTCTTAGAGTTTGAACAAGTAGATGCAGGGCTTGATAAACCCAGTAATATCGATCAAGAATGGCTCAAAGTAGCTTCGGATTTGATCCGAGACATCTTTGCGTCATTCGACCCAGCGGAGGTCAAGCCCAGTCATGGGCCTGGCGCCGTTGCTACAGGCGAAAGAAATCATGAAAAACATGTTTTCCGACGCATATACAAGACAATAGAAGAAGTATATCCTTTTACGGAGTACTTCGAATATAGCCTTGGTGCTGTGGCAGATCGATGGCATCTGTACGAGGGCCTTGAAAGTCTGGAGCATCCTACTGCGAAAGTAGTACTTGTTCCTAAAGACTCACGGGGTCCTCGTATTATCTCGTGTGAACCGCTTGAGGTCCAATGGATCCAACAAGGTCTGGGTCGCGCTATTGTAGCGCACCTAGAAAAGAGCCATATTACCGGTGGGTACGTGAATTTCACGGACCAGTCGATTAATAGGCGCTTGGCCTTGGAAGGTTCAAAGAACCATAAGTGGGTTACACTTGACATGAAGGAAGCGTCTGATCGTGTGAGTACTTGGCTCGTATGCGAATTATTCGCACAGGTTCCAAGACTCCTAGCCGCGTTATTAGCGACTCGGAGTACTCATACGAAGCTTCCTTCAGGCCGCATAGTGGCACTTAAGAAGTTCGCTCCAATGGGTAGCTGTTTATGCTTCCCTGTTGAGAGCGTTTGCTTCTGGGCACTAGCCGTAGCTCGTATCGTACTCGAAGACCGTATAGCCCGTCCAAATAGGAAGGGTAACCCGTGGGCTCGCGCCCGCGGAGCGGTCTTCGTGTATGGCGATGATATCATTGTGAGGGCAGGAGACTACAAGCCCTTACTGCAACACTTCCCTACTCTTGGACTATTGTTCAATAGTAGTAAGTGTTGTACAGCAGGTTCCTTTAGGGAGTCCTGCGGTTGCGACGCCTATAATGGCGTCGATGTCACACCCCTTCGTATTAAGAAGGTGTATGATGATCATCGTACTGTACATGCCAGCGTCCTAGCTTCTTATGTTGCGTTATCAAACGCAGCGTGGAAGCGTGGATACTATCGGGTTGCTCGTCTTGCGGCGAGCATGGTCGAAGCCAAGTTAGGCCCCTTGCCCACTACTTGTGGGATTAGAGGCTATCTCAGCTTTGACCGACCTATTAGGGCCACCCAGATCCCTCCTTCGTGTAAGGTGCGGTTTAATCCGCATCTGCAACGAATGGAGGTGAGGTCTTGGGCTCTGCGGTCCACGGAGATTTCCGTGGCCTTCAGCGCTTGGAGCATGATCCTTAGAAGATTCACATCTTCAACGGATTGGT